ACGCGGGCCTTGTCGTCGAGCACGGCTTTCTGGGCCGCCTCGCGCTGGTCCTTGTCCTCGGGGAATTCAACGAACGCCTCGCCATCGCTGGCCGCCACGCCGTTGAACAGCAGAATATTCTGCCGGGCATACCGGCCGCCGTCGGCCGAGAACACGCCCACATTGACTCGATTTTCGGTGGCGGGCTCTTCGCCCGGTGCCGGGTCTGCGTTCACGTCCGAGACGACGTGCGTGATGATGGCTGCCAACGGCTGGCCTTCCGGGTCGGGCGATGGATCGGGGCCGGGCGGGCTTGACGTGCCGCGATAGTACCAGACGATCTGGCCAACCTCGGGGCCTTTGCCGCTCTTGGCCTGCGGGGCCTTCTTGGATGCCGTTTTCGACGCCTTCTTGGCCGTCTTCTTCGAGGCCGTCTTGGGCGCCGATTTGCTTTTCTTCACAACGTCGTCGGGATTGTCCGTCCTGACCGTCTTGACGCGAGCCTGATTAACGGGAGCCATTTTCGTTCCTTTCTGGGTTCCGTTCCCTCGTGCAGATGTGGTAGTGTTGCGCCATGAGCCGGCGCACAGACGATACGATCAGGGTTGGCGATACCGTTTGCTATCGCCCGCCGGGTGAGCGGGAAAAACTCGTCTGTATCGTCAGGTCTCTAACGCCGCAGCGGGCCTCACTCTTCCATAAGTCAAGCGGGCGAAGATTCAGGCCTACCATTGCCAAACTTCTGTTCCACGGCGTCACACCGCTTGACCGAGTTGTATTTCACCGCATCCAGCACCTTGTGGACCGCCTCGCATGAACCGCCGCAGCCTCTTCCTAGGGCTTGCCGCTTCCGTTGTAGCGGCGCCGGCAGTCGTGCACGCGGCGTCGCTGATGCCGGTGCGCGGGATTGTGATGCCGAGCATCATCACCCGCTGGACCGAGGACCAGCGCAAGTTCAATGAGTTTCGCAGCTATATGCTTGACGATCTCGCGCACTCGGGATTTTCTTTAGCGCCCTTTGATAGGCGGAAATGGAACGTCCTTGCCATCAACCCCTCGCCCCGCCCGATCGCTGACGAGTCGGTTTAGTGAGCATAAATAGACTTGACTGATTGAGTAGGACAATGAGCAGAGAGCGCATAATGGGATTTTGTTGGGGCGCAATCACGGCGGCCGGCGTCGCTCTTGGCCTCACGATACACTGGATGCTTTTTCTGCCATCTATCTTGGCTGTCGGTTTTTGCTGGGAGCACGGGCGTAAGCATCTAAAGGGCAGAAACTGCCCCGCCCGATAGCTGACGGGTCGGTCTAATCGCCGGAAGGAAGCGGATTGGTGCGGAACACTTCGACCATTCTGGCCTTTTCCGCCTCCGTCATGCCCTCAGGCCAGACAACGAATTCCGGCGGCCTTTCTTCGCTTGAAGCGGCCATGTCAGGCACCTCGGGTTCATCGTCGAGAGCGTTTTCCACAACAGACTGAATTTCTGCCGTGTCGATAAACGATCGATTTGCGATGACCCCTCGAATGTAGATCAAGGCAAGACGTAACTGCATTTCCGCTGCCTTTTCGGTTTCCATGTCAGGCGCCTCCTTGTTCACGGCATCCGCGGCAAGAATTGTCGCGGCCCGACAGAGAATCCCGGTGCCCGCGGGGTTAAACTACGCAGCAGCGTGTCTAGATCATTGGCGCCAGCCTGAGCCGCAAGCGGAGTAGTCGGCGCCGGATACGGCTGCACGGGTGAGCCCAGTCCAAGCCACATTAATGGATCGAATGCCGGCGGCGGCTGATTGCGCCGATCTTCAATGTTCGTAGATGGGCGAAATGACTGCCAGTTCCAGCTAGACGGCCGCTGCAATTCAGGCTGGCTGAATACTTGCGAGTATACCGGGTCGCTGCCGCCCAGCAGGCCGCCGGGTTCAAGCAGGCCAGCCATCACGCCGCTTCCGACCTCGGCATCGGCTGCGGCCGGCTCGCCTCAACAGCCTTTGAAAGCCGCTCGGTTTCAGCCTTGAATTGGTCCGTCTGCGCCTTCATGCGGCTGGTCTGCGCGTTGGCAAAATCAATCTGTAGCTTTTGTTCGTCAATCGCCTTGTCCGCCTTGAGCGCAGCATTCTCCTGTTCAAGCTGCTGCATCCGCTGCATGGCCTGTTGAATCTGCTGCTGCATTTCGGGAGGCACGCCACCGCCCTGCTGCTGTTGCAGCGCGGGATTGAGGGACTTCAGCCGCTCGGCAATCTCGTCCGCGCCCGGCCAGTCCAGGTTCTTCGCGATCAGGTCGCCCATGACCGGCGCGGCAGCCGGGAAGGCCCGCACCATTTCGGTCATCTGCTCAGCCGCTTCCTCGCGCCGCGTCGTGAAGCTCGGCCCGGTCGTGACGGTCAGGTCGTATTTGCCGGCGCCCAGGTCATACACGCGCGTCATCGGCATGCCGTCCTGACCCATAACCGGCTGGCCCTGCTTGTCCGTGACCGGAACCGGCGTCTTGAGCTGCACGGCCTCCTGCGTGCCGTCCTCGCCGATCACCCGCACAATGCGCTCTTTGTTGTAGACGTGCGGGATGAGGTCGATCAGGATGCGGCCGGTGTGCCGAATGGCGCGCGCCATGTTGTCCTGAAAATGGAAGGTCGAGACATCGCCCTCCCGCTGGCGGGCCAGAATAGCCTTGCCGGACGTTTCGTTGCTGCGTGCACCCAGTGAAGCGTCGTACAGGCCAATAATGGCCTTCATGTCGTCTGAGGCGTTCAATGCCTCCTGCAGCGCGCCGGCCGGCGTGCCGTCGAAAGGCTGGCGGGCCGGTGCGCCGCCCGGTGTCACGTCGTACTCGATATATGCGTGGCTGTTCGTGTTGGCCGTGGCCCACTTGTTCGCATCCGTCTTGAACGCGCCCTTTGGGCCGATGAACGGCGCGCGGGGGGCCAGAGCCACGAGCTCGGTTGAGGTCGTGCGCCAGTAGTTGAACATCCGCTGCGCGTCCTTGGCGTCGCGGATGAGCGACTTGAAATATCGCTTGCCCTCTACGTCAACTTCGTCACCATATACCGGGACGATCGGGATGAACTTGCCGGCCCACTCTTGTTCTTCCAGCACGTCGGCGCCGGTCAGGAGATAATGCTTGACGCGATAGCAGCGGGTCGTGCGCTGGTTGAGCACCTGAATGCCCTGCGCTGCCCACATCGGGCCGTATTGCTCAAGCGCATCCTCGGACTGCACCGTTCCATCTGAGAGCTTGAAAATCTTCTTCTGGTATTCCTCGCGCCGCCACCACTCGGCCACCATGACCTGATCCTCAGTGACCCACGGGTCTTTGAGGCTGTTGTAGGCGTCCGATGACCAGTCTATCGCGCCGGCATCCTTGTAGCGCGCGGAAAACGTATCCTTCGGCACCATTTCCACGACAAAGGCCGAATTCCAGTCGGATGAGTCGGCCGCCGTTGAATGCGGGTCGCCATAGACCGAGAACGGGTTGGAGATGCGCTCGATGGCCAAGTCCAGATCAAACGTGTCCTCGAATGGGAAGTGCAGCCCGATGCGCAGATAGCCGAACCCGATCGAGACCGCGCATTCCGTGGCGGTGTCATAGGCCACATCGGCGTCTGAGGTGTATTCGATATTGCGGATCAGCCCGTTGTAAATGTCGGCCGTTTCCTTGTCGGCCCCGCTGTCGACGGGATGCACGCGGATCTGCGGCTTGTTCTGGCGCGCGTCGTTGACCACTTGGCGAATGAAGGCCGGCAGCTTGTTGATGGTCAGACAGGGGCGGTTTTCGGCCGTGCGCTGCTTGACGATGTTGGACGGCCATTGCTCGCCCATGCGGGCGAATTTCAGGTCTTCCAGCCCATCGCGGCGGTTGTCGGACTCGAAGTCCACCGCAATGTCGAAGGCCTCCTTAGCCTCTTGGAGAATGTCGTCGTCAGGCATTAGCGATTCCGAACCAATCCAATAATGCCGCCGGTCATCAACAGAATGGCCACTGCAAGCAATACGAATGCTCCCGGCCGGCCGAGCGGCTCGGCCGCACGCTGCGCCATCAGCATTATTAAAACAGCGCCGCCCGCCATTACGCCGACTCCGGCTTGCTGATTTCCAGCTCGCGCTCCGACAGAACCATCGTGAAGGTGCCGCGGTCCTTGGGTGCCGCCGTAACCCGCCAGCAATGACCATGAAGCGGGTCCGAAGCCACATCCGTAACGCGCCAGTCCTGACCGCGAGCGCGGACAACATCGCCGGGCTTGGTTCGTGGGGGATTGGCTTCGCACCACTCGCGCCATGCGGAAACTTCGTCGTCCCATTGATTTGGACTGTGGAATTTCATGGCAATGTCACATCCCCGCCAGCGCACGCGCGAGCGTGCTTCCAACCCATAGGCCGACGAAAAAGGAAATCACGACGGGCGCGAGGTGCAAATCAACGGACATGGGTGCTGGCGAACGATATATTGTTCGATGCGTTCTGACCCGAGCCGCATTGCGGTCCAGCCATACGTAATGGCCAACTCTGCAAGGCCAAGCTCAAGAGCGTTCTTGCGCAAGCTGATGAACGTCTCGTATTCACCCTTCATGAGGTCCTCTCTCGGCATCAACTGGTCATCATCAACTCATCCACCCCCCGGCCATGGCAGGAGGCCGCATCGCCTCGCGCTCGCGTTCCGGTGCTTCGTAACAGATTGCCATCAGGCCGAATGCGTCGGAGCCGTGAGATGACCAGTCATGCTCAGGGCCAAGGCCAACGTTGCGGGTTTCGTCCTTGCGCTCGTGGTAATAGCCAAGCGCATCGCGGCCGGCCTCAGTCGTCGCCTCGTTGAACCAGCACATCGGGAAGATGCGGCGGGCTGCTTCGACCCGCATCATGGCAGCGCCGCGCCCCTGGTTCGGAATAGGCGGCGGAACATCAAAGTCGGCATCGCGTAGATGGTCCTCATATCGCTTGCCGGTAATGTTGTTCTCGTTCACTCCGTCGTGTGGTAGGATGCAGATGGCGCGCTGGTAGCCCCGCTCTCGGAGGATGTTGACGTAGTAGGCGAGAACCTGACCAACTCCTTCGATATAGTCGAGAACACGTATTGTCTGCCCGACAAACTGACAGACCCATATTGCCATGGCGTCGGCTCTTGCTCCGGAGCCACCAAGGTCGAAGAATGCCCGTAAAGGCAAGAGCGGGTCTGCTGCAACGTGTCCAATTCTTCCCTGCGCTTTCGCCTCCGCAAGCTGCTTGGCGAAGTATGCACCTTCGAATGCCTTGGCATAGCCGCCTTCCCAGATGTGCTCGTAGCGTTCGGGATAATGCTTCAGGTCAAGCTGGCGCTCGGCCTCAAGTTCCTTTGTCCAGAACGGATTGTCGCGCCAGTTGGCCTCAACAACGATAGAGCCATCCGGCCGCTTGGACCGTAGGAAGTCGTCGACCGCATCAGACTTGCGGCGCGGGTTCCAGCGGAACCAGATTTGACTGCCGGGCGCACGGATCGTTGGGCGAAGCAGCGCCAGGCTGCGCTCGGAAAGCGTCTGCGCTTCCTCAACGTCAGCGATGCGATAGCCTTCAAGAGACTTGATCGATTCAGCGGTGTGGTCCTGCATCCCCTGAAAGATGATCAGGCCGTCGCCCGGCGTCTCGATCTTTTCGTTGTAGATGCGGAACAGATGCCCCACACCCATGCTGGCAATCTTGCTCTCAATCAGGCGCTTGCTCGATTGCGCCAGCGTCTTCTGGACTTCGCGCAGGCAGACCGCCAATGTGCCTTTCTCGGAAAGGCATTCCTCAATCAGCAGCTCGCCAAAGAAATGCGACTTGCCAGAGCCACGACCACCATGCGCGCCCTTGTAGCGGGCGGGCTCAAGCAGCGGGCGGAAGACTCTCGCTGTCTCGATTCGGAGGGTCGATGATTGCGCGCTCGATGCGCTCGATCTTGAGCGGATTGCCGGGATCGCCGCCGACTTGGACGGCCTGTAATCGAGCATGGACATACGGCGCCGCGTCCTTGGCCTTCTCGGCTGCATCGTCGAGCCGACCGGCATCGTAGTGAGAACGCATGGCTTCCAGCATGACTTCCAGCGGGGTTATGCCTTCAGCGGCAGCGCGGTCAGCAATCTCGCGTGTCTTGGCAGTTGCCGCCCCGATCTTGCGTCCAGCCCCGGGCCTAGCGCCGCCATGGGCCATCTTGATTTCCCTTGATTAAGTTCAAGTATTCAAGCGGTCGCGCCGTTCAAGCGCCTCTATCAGCCCGAGCCAATCTATTCAGACGATCGGTAGGCTGTTCGGACTCGTCAGCTACCACAACTTCCAACCTTTCTATCTGCACAGGGCCCACATCGCGTTGGGGAGCCGCAGCAAGTATGCGCTCAAGTCTTGAGATGCGCCGCTCTAGGCTTCTGCTCAT